TATCGTTACCGCTGGAGTTACCACAGGTTAAAACATATGGCAGATATTAAAGTCAGAGTTGGGTCACAAAATGCTATTAAGGTTTTATCCTCCTTTGCCGGAGGTGGCGGAACTTTAGGTGGACTATCTGATGTTGACATCTCGGGAGTTCAGAACGGTGCAGTTCTGGTCTATAACGGGACAACTAACAAATTTGAAGCAACTTTAGAATTAACGCCTGGATCAACCCAAAATTTGGATATCAATGGAGGAAATTTCTAAGCCATGGCAAGTATAATTAGAGTAAAAAGATCTACGGGCACTGGCGCTCCATCGAGTCTTAACTTTGGTGAATTAGGTCTTACAGTTGGAGTAGGAACCCACGGCAATAAAGGTGGGAGACTATTCGCTGGTGATAACTCACAAAACGCTCAAGTAGTTGGTGGTAGATATTACACCGACTTGTTAAGTATTGCTCCTGGTCTGGTCGCCGGTCAAGCAAACCCCACAACTGCAGCAAATGGATTTGTTGCTATTGTTGACCAAGCTGGAAAGGTCGATCAATGGAATGTAGATAATTTAAGATTAGATACAAATACATTATCTTCTACTGATACCGATGGAGACATCATCCTTGATCCTAATGGATCTGGTGAGATTGTTATTCCTGACGATACCAAACTTACTTTTGGTACAAGTAAGGATGTCAGTATTGAATATGATGAGGATGGTGCTAATCAAATTGTAGTCACTGGTCACGGATGGCAGTGGAACTCTCCTCAGATATTTGGTAGTGTTGGTATTTCATCTAACACTATTTCTACCAAGTCTGGTAGTGGTAACCAACTATTCATTGACCCATATCCCGATGGGATGAGCAATGAAGGTACGGTTATCATTAAAGGTGACCTACAAGTTGATGGTACGACAACTACTGTTAACTCAAATCAAGTTACAGTTAATGATGCTATTTTTGGTATTGGCGATGTAACCAGTGTTAAGACAGTCATGGGAACTGTCGCATCTGGCGTATCCACAGTTCTCCTTGATTCAGTTGCTGGTATCAACACTGGAGACCAACTGGCAGTATCAGGTATTGATGCTTCTGGTATCGCTACGGTTACCGCATATAATACTACAACCAAGGTTGTAACATTTACAGGTACGGCAGTTGGTGTTACCACCACTTCACAAGTAACTGTAACTCACGGATTTGACACTAACACCGACCGTGGTATTTCCTTCAACTATAATATAAGTAGCGGAATTGGTAATAACAAGGTTGGTTTCTTTGGATTTGATGATAACGCTCTCTCAAATAACGTATCATCTAAAGATAACCATGGAACTCATGGTGATGGAAGTAGAAAGTGGACTTATGTTCCTGATGCTACCATTAATAGTAATGTTGTATCTGGAACCAAAGGTTTCTTAGATGTCAAAGGTATCTACTATCAGTCTGGTAACTTTAATACTGGTGGTGCTGTCTACTTCGACAGTGATGGTCTGCAAAGATCAACCAATGCCCCAACAGACGCTGTAAATTCAAGAACTTCTACGCAAGTTCTGACTGCTCTAACTGAAATTACAATCGCCCTGCCTTCTGGACAGTCGATTGCTCAAGATGCTCTGGTTACTCAGCAGAACAACAGCACAGCATTTGGTGTCTGTAAAACAACGATTAGTAGTGGAACCACTCTTACTCTGATCGGTGTTCAAGGAACATTCGATACATCAAATGATCTGGTTGTAAATGGTGCTAGCATTTCAGTCTCACCAAATACGGTAACTGTAGTATATGAAAACAAACCAACTTGGACAAACACTCTCGATGGAGGAACCTTCTAGAATTATGAATAGTGACGTTGACGTGAATATCTTGATTAAAAATTATCATTCTAAAATTGCTACATTAATGAATCAAAATATTCTTTTAGAAGCAAAACTAGAGTCTTTAACAAAGGACTATGTTGAATTGCAAAACAAAGTTAAATATCAGGAAGCAGGTATCGAAGAATGAGCAAACCATCGACCAGACAAGAATTGATCGATTATTGTCTTAGGAGACTTGGATTTCCTGTTCTGGAAATTAACGTAGATGATGATCAGATTGAAGACCTGGTTGATGATGCAATTCAACATTGGCAGGATTACCACTTTGATGGTTATCAAAGAATGTTCCTGAAGCATAAGGTCAGTGGAGCAGATAAAGCAGTAATACGGTCTGGTGTCACAACAACCACAGTAACTAATTCTTCTGGTATTGGTGTTACAACAGTAGGTTGGGAAGAAAACCAGAACTTTATTCAACTCCCAGAGCATATTATTGGGATCAATAAAGTATTCAAGATGGACAACAGCACCATATCTAGTGGTCTGTTTAATATCAAATATCAACTGTTCCTGAATGATGTGTACTACTATGGAGCACTTGATCTCTTAAACTACTCAATGACCAAGACGTATCTTGAGGATTTAAGTAGGATTATCACTCCAGATACACAACTGAGATTCAATAGAAAGAATGGTAGGTTGTACGTAGATATTGATTGGCGTGAATTCAACGAAGACAACTACCTCGTATTAGACTGCTATAGGTTGATTGACCCTGCAGATTCTACATTAGTCTATAACGACTGGTGGTTAAAGAAATATACTACTTCACTGATTAAGAGGCAGTGGGGTCAGAACTTGATTAAGTTCCAAGGAGTGGCACTTCCCGGTGGAGTTCAACTGAATGGAAGACAACTCTATGATGATGCTACGGCAGAGTTAGAAGTTCTAGAGAAAGAACTTAGAGAGACTTATGAAGAACCACCTTTCGATTTGATAGGTTGATGCGTTATGCCATTAAACTCTTACTTTTTACAAGGATCCCAAGGAGAACAAAGACTCGTTCAGGATCTCATTAACGAACAGTTAAAAATATACGGACAAGATATCATTTACCTTCCAAGGAAGTTGGTAAGTCAGGATGCAATTCTGAATGAGGCAATTGCTACTGAATTTGATGACTCATTCA